TATAATCACATAATGGACTATATGACTTATCACCAACATTATAAACTATTGAATTGTTATTTGAAAGCGTTATTTGTAATTGTTTATTAAGTAGCTTTTCATCAAATTTTTGTTGCTCGTAATTTAACATGCAATCAATACTATGTTCTTTCAAAATTCTACTTATGACACCTATTATTTTTGCTTTTGCTTCTGCTTTTCTATAAATTAATAAATCCACCGACTCAACATTATTATTTAATAATGTCCCATGCATAAATATTTGTACATTCCTTTCATTAAGAGGCATACTTTTATGACTACATGTTCTTATAGCACGACCGATTATTTGCTCTATTCTATTAATATTAAACCATGGTTCTAAAATATGAACTTGTCTAATATATTTTAAGTCAATACCTTCGCTTCCTGCAGCAGAAAGAAGAATAACTTTAACATTTTTACCATCAATGTTATTTATATCGGTTGCTGCTTTTAAATCGCTAGCAACATCAGGAGATAAGTTGTCATTGCCACTAATAATAATATATTTGGCTCCATTAAATTTTGATCCCGCCATTAATTCAGACTTCTTCTTATAACTAGCTATATCTAATTCTTCACTTTGCGGTGTTGAAAATAATGACCTATTTGTTCCATATCTAGTAAACCCAATACACTCTAATGCTAGAGCAATTGGTATTAATCCGGCATCAATAAATTGTGAATACACAATAATAGGACCTTTACTCATGTTAATAGAGTCTAGTATTGATTTAATTTTAAAACTATATTTTCCAATGTTATTACTATCAAAAATATTAGGACTAGTGCTACTTTTATATGCATAATTGTGTCTTGACTTGGGAGCATATGTTTCTTGGTAGGTCATAATGTTATTAATACCAGCCTTTCCAATAACCTCTTTAATAGATAGTAAATTATTTATTTCTTCCATGTCAATATTTTCCAATAGTTGTGTAATATTATTTTCGTAATAACTTAGCTTTTCTTCAAAATAAGTTTCTAATTTGCTATTTGGAAATACAATATTTAATGCTTCTAACGGTTTTTGCAATAATGTATAACCAAAAGAGTCCATGGCATCAACTTTGACTTCATCAAATTTAGACATATTATTTTTCAAAATAATATTATATACAAACTCTTGGTATGGAGATATATTGTTATTTATATATATATCAAATAGCTCAATTGACTCTGTTAATTGATTAGAATTTATTTTAAACTGTGGATAAGTTTTATTTAATATACTGTTTGATGGTGAAAAATCTTTTGGTAAAATTCTAAAAGGAAAACTAAATGGATTGTCGCCTTTTACATAACTAACATAACCATTAATTTTGCGTTTAAATAATTCTAATCCTACTTCTTCACCATTACTATTTACCAAAAAAGAGCCATCGCTATTAAATACATCTTTAATATCCACAATACTTCGTTTATCATTCATATTTAGTATATTAATTAAAAAAATGATTTCTTTGTAATCATTAAACATTGGTGTGGCTGACAAAAACAATAATTTTAAATTATTGACATTTTTAACCAGCTTTAATAATTCATTTGAAACCAATTTATTAGTATTATCCTTTGATTGTCTTATATTGTGAAACTCATCAATAATTATTAATCTATTGTCAAAAAACTTTTGTAATCGTTCTGAAACTTTCTTTTTATTTATTATTTCTGAACTATTTAAAGTATTTGAACTATTAGATTTTTTTATTATAAGATTGGCAAATTGTGTATAGCCAATAAATAAATAATAATTATTTATCATATTTGTTACAATTTTTACTAGTTTTTCTCGAGTTAAATCTTTATGTGTGCTATTAATCTCGTCTAATATACCCTGACCTGCACAATTATTAATTGTCCAACTATTATTTTTAAATTCTAATTTTCTCTCATCAAATAATTGTAAATAGAAATTTTCTTGCACGTTTGGTGAAGCCACAATTATAATACGTTCGTTGTAACCCATATACTTTAAATATTTTCGTGTCTCTTCCGCAACTCCTATTGCGGAACACGTTTTACCTGTACCTAATCCATGATAAAGTAACAAGCCATTAAAAGGTGTATTAATTGATAGAAAATTCTTAATAAATTTTTGATATGGTGCTAACTCAAAATCTTTATCGCATATTTCATTACTCATTTTTTCAAAGTCAGAATCCAAATTTACTTGTAACTTATTTTCTGCAAATTCTACTTTATTTGCTATTTTAATATTAAAAAATTCATCATCTAAATGTGGATACAAATATTTATAATTTTCGTCAAAAGAGTTATTTAACTCTTTCATATTTAATAATTCAAGTGCATTTAAAAAATGTTTAGTGTCTGTTTTTGTTTTAACATTTTTTTCTAGATCTACCAAATCACTTTTGTCTAATGTCAATTTATTCATATTTTCTTTAAACATTTGTGCCAATTTTAAATTATTAATTTTATTGATCGGAGGATTGCTATAATTTATAGCATCTTCATCTTTGTCATCTTCATCGTCTTCGTCTTCGTCATCTTCATCTTCGTCGTCATCTTCGTCGTCATCTTCGTCGTCATCTTCATCTTCATCTTCGTCTTCGTCTTCATCTTCGTCTTCATCGTCTTTGCCTTCACCTTTGTTTACTGGTTCTAGTTCACGTTCCTCTTCAAGTTCTTCAACTACTTCAGGTTCCTCTTCAACTACTTCTGGTTCCTCTTCAAGTTCTTCAACTTCTTCTTCAACTTTTTCTTCAGGTTCTTCAAGTTCTTCAATTAGTTCAGGTTCTTCACGTTCCTCTTCAACTTTTTCTTCACGCTCCTCTTCACGTTCCTCTTCACGTTCCTCTTCATGTTCCTCTTCTGGTTCTTCAACTGCTTCTTGCACGTCTTCACCTTCTTGAACTTCTTCGGGTTTTTCAACTTCTTCACTATCTTCTACTTCTCTCTTATTTTCATCCGGTTCCTCTATTTGTTGACTATCTGTATTTAATTGTGGTGAAGTTTCAGCCATTATATATATAGTCTATATGTTTTTAATAATTTATTTAAATCATTTATTATATTTGTCTTTTCATAATTATAGTCTCTAATATAACTATATACATCATCAATAGCTACCCATTTGATTTCGCTTATTTCATAAATTTGAAAATCATTTATAGGACTAATATTACTATCGATGATGCCAACAAAATATTTATGTTTATAAGATTTATAATTTGACCCAGTAAAAATTTCTTCATATGGTACAATATTATTAATAATTTCAATATCGCTTTTTTTGTATCCTGTTTCTTCTTCAAATTCACGCAATCCACACACAATATCTTTTTCATGATAATTACGACGCCCTTTTGGAAATCCCCATTCCGGTTCAATATACTTTTTATCACATAAATCAATCAAGTCTTGTAAATTATAGCTTTCTAAAATACTTATAAAACCACGTTTTAATTTATTAAATTTTATTTTTGACAACTTTTCTTCATTCCTGTATAAGTTATTTGTATTATAATTCCATAAATAACTCCAAATAGTATCAAACTCGTTTTCCAATAAAAATTGTCTTTCGCTTATGCTCATATTATTTAATAAGTTTAAAATGTAATTCTTGTCTTCCATAATATATTTGCCTCTCATAAAGTCTATAAAAGCCAGACTATCTTTGCGTTTTATGATTAGAAGTTCAATAACATTTTCAAGCTGTTTTAAATTAGCATTAAACTTTTTAACAATTCGCAATGGAATAATTCCAATACTTGTTATGGGGACTCGACAATTATGAAATAAATGTCCTAACTTACCACAGTTATTGCAAAATACTTGCTTCTTAATATTCATAATTAGAGTAAATACTGGTCTAATGTATTTACATGTTATTGTTTTATATTTATTTTAAATACACATTTAAATTAATATATGAATTAATGCATAGTTTTTATGGTAAAACCACGCATTAGTTTTATTGATATTATTTATAAGTTATGTCAAATAATAATATGTCAAATAATAATGTATTGAATCCAACAATATGGGGACCGCATTACTGGTTTGTGTTATATACAATTGCATTAAGTTATCCCAATAATAGCAACGATTCAACAAAAAAAAAATATTATGACTTTATAACAAATTTACCATTATTTTTACCAATTAGTGATATTGGTAATGTATTTAGTAAATTTTTAGATGCATATCCTGTGACCCCATATTTAGATTCGCGTGAATCCTTTATAAAATGGGTGCATTTTATACATAATAAAATAAATATTTATTTAGGAAAACCCGAAATAACATATTATGATGCAATGAATAAATATTATGAAAACTATAAATTGAAAGAATTGAAAAAGTATGAAGAAAAGAACTCTAAACAAAAATACATTTTTGGAAGTTTACTAATAGTATTAGTGTTAATAATAATAGGAATAAGTGTTAACGTTTAATATATTTTAAATAATTGTTTAATATAATTATTTAATACAATTGTTTAATATAATTGTTTAAATTGTTTAATATAATTGTTTAAATTGTTTAATATAATTGTTTAAATTGTTTAATATAATTGTTTAAATTGTTTAATATAATTATTTAATATAATTATTTAATATAATTATTTAATATAATTGTTTAAATTGTTTAATATAATTGTTTAAATTGTTTAAATTGTTTAATATAATTGTTTAAATTGTTTAATATAATTATTTAATATAATTATTTAATATAATTATTTAATATAATTATTAAATTTAACTATGAAATTAGAATTGCTTATATTTACTATAACGGGTTTTGTATTATTAAATACATATTTTGAAGGTAAATTAATAAGTAAACTAAAAAATTATGAAAAATATTATAAAATGGGATTAATTGCTTTTGTTGGACTATGCATATATTTATTTATAAAGAAGAACCCATCAAATTATAAAGATTTTGTGCATAATACAAATGGCTACATTAAGTATTTACCAATAGATAGAAATACAGCAAGCATTATAACTCCCATTATAGATTTTACATCAAAGTCAATAACAAATGAGTTAAATAATAATTATAATTTAAGTGCGGGTACAAATATGAGAGAAACACATAATTTAAATAAATCAATAAACACAAATTATAATAATATGACAAAACAGCAACAAAAGATATTACAATCTGGAAATACTTCAACAAAACGAAGTGTGAGCGAAACAAAAAAGAAATATGTAGCTGCATCACAAAATTGGCATTGTAAAGACTGTCAAAAGCAATTACCTGCTTGGTTTGAAGTGGATCATGTTATTAAACTTGAATATGGTGGTTCTAATTCTATTACTAATTTAGTAGCATTATGTAGAGATTGTCATGGCAAAAAAACTGCATTTGAAAACTTATAATTATTATAATAATTATAATAATAGTTGTTGCTTAACTTCGTAATGTTAATTTTAACTAACTTCGTAATGTTAATTTTAACTAACTTCGTAATGTTAATTTTAACTAACTTCGTAATGTTAATTTAAACAAAGTTCATAATTTATATTATTAATATTATTTAATAATGGTAGAAGTAAAAAAGCAATTAATAGATGGTTATAAAGCCGTTAGCAATATTTCAGATAGTATTGTAGCATTTCTTAAAAATTCTGCAAATATTTTTTTAGATGTAATAATAAATGGAATAAAATTTAAAAAATCTAATGAAGCGTCATATGAATACAAATATTATAAATACATTAATATAACATTAGCGCTATTACTATTTGGACTTGTATATTTTTTAAATGATTATTATAATTTATTTGGTGTAAAAAATACACAATATGAAATTCTTGGAATATTATTATTAATTAGTGTTGTAATACTCTATTTTTTATTTTTAGTATTTAGAAATAATAATAATTCAATTATAAATAAAGATGAGAGATTAAACATTAATAGTGGAGATGAAAAAAATAACAAATTTTTAAATGATTCAAGTTATTATCAAGAAGTATATACTATAAATAGTGAAAAAATCAAAAATACGTATGTAAAACCATTAAGACTATTATTCATGTATAGTGTACTATTATTTATAACACTAGTTAGTATATTATTAATAATAAATTATGTACTATATGCACAAAAAAATAGTAATTCATTTAGTATTACACAATCAGTATTAGGAGTAACAATTGTAGTGGTTGTATTGGCTATTATTGCAGCATTGTTTTCAATAAAATCATCATCCTCTAATTCAGATGAATGTATAAATGATGATACATCATTTCTTATTTATAACTACATTTGTATTATTAAAAAGGTAATCTTTTTTATACCTTGTGCTTTAGTTATTGTTGTAGATGAATTTAATAAAGATGTAAAATTAACGCCAAGCTCAATTTATTTATTACTTTTTATTTTATTATTTTTAATAACATTACTATTTATTACACCAGTTTTATTTAACTATTTTAGAACACTAAATAAGAGCGATTTATTAAAAGGAGATGGACCATATTATTTAAATAAAAAGAAGGTCATTGGCATTTATCAAAATCTTAATAAAAATATTAATTCTACTATTGATATTCCAATACAAAAAAATAATGACACAAATGCCTCCCTTGTAAAAAATCCAATTGATACTCTATTAAACTCGCTAAGTTTAAAAAATGTTGAAAATACTATATTTACATCAGTCGATAGTTCAACACTAATTGGTGATGAAGATAAGAATATAACCAAACAAACTGAAGAAAATATAAGCGATACTAAAGGTTTTACTTTTAAATTGTTGAAAAATGATTATAATGATATTTATAATATAAAAACCCAATTTTTTGACCCACCCAAAACAGCTAATAAATTTCCTTATAACTATTCGTATTCTATAAGCTTTTATATTTATATTAATCCACAATCAACAAATACATCGCCTGCTTATGCAAAAGACACTGAATTATTTAACTACGCCTATAAACCAGTAATATATTATAATGGAAAATCACAATCTGTCATTATTCGATCAAGAACACTAAACAATAAAGGAGATCAGTTGGATACTATATATGAAGAAAAAAATGTAAAATTTCAAAAGTGGGTCTTCTTTGTTATCAATTATGATAATAATATTATTGATATTTTTATGAATGGTAAATTAGTTGGCTCAAAAAAAGATGTAACACCATATTTTAAAGGTGATAAAGTAACAATAGGAGAAGATGAAGGTATATATGGAAGTATAAAAGATATAACTTATTATGATTCTATTAAAAGTCCACAAACTATTGAACTCTTATATCATTTAACAAAAAACAAATAAGAAAACTAAGAAAACTAAGAAAACTAAGAAAACTAAGAAAACTAAGAAAACTAATAAACTAAGAAAAATAAATAAGATAGTATTTAAAATATTAAAATAGTTAAATATTTTAATATTTTAATATTTTAATATGGGAATATTTAATATTATTATTGTTGTAATATTGATTATTGTAGTAATATGGGGACTTCGTAACTTGTTTTTTAAAACAAATATAATTTATGATTCAATGTGCGATGCAGCAAAGCCCGCATCATTGCAAGGTACAATTACATCAATGTTTATATCAAATGCCAATGCAATAATGGCAAAAGACATACCTGAAAATAACTCATCAAATTTTACGTTAAGTGTATGGTTTTACATAGATAATTGGGGAAATAATATATCTAATGAAAAAAATATCTTATATATGGCGGTAGATCCAGCTGCACCAACATTGCCAGAACTATCATCAACGTTAACAGGATTAAGCAATAAAGTACAAAAAGACATTAGTTTGGGTCAAATTAAACCTAAAAATATTAATATTGCTTTAGATAAATATGAAAATAATTTATTAATTGATATTGAAACATATTTAGACAATAATTCGGGTTCGGTGTCAAATGTTTCTATATCCAATAAAAGAAATTATACAAGATATAAAATACCAAATATTCCTGTTCAAAAATGGAATAACTTAACTTTAAGTGTTGATACGCGAACACTTGACGTATATTTAGATGGCAAATTGCGAAATTCATTTATAATGCATGGACTATATAGAAATTATTATAGCACAAATGAGAAAAAAAATATATATATAGGAAATTTGTCCCAACAAACCAGTAGTTCAAGTGATACTAATAGTGGCAGAAATAGCGGATTTGAAGGCTATATTACACGAATTCGCTTTGAAATTGATTCAATTAATCCTCAAGAAGCATATAATATTTATAAAGAAGGAATAAATCAATCATTAGCAAAATCATTATTCAATAAGTATAGATTAAAAGTAAGCTTTTTAGAGTATAATAAAGAAAAAGGTAGTTTTGAAATATAATTTATATATATATATTAATATTATGAATCCACCGGAAAGTATATTTACTAATATAACAAAAAATATAAATGCAGCCATTCCGTATAGTGCAGAATCCAGATTAAAATCAACAAACGAATTTTTATCATCAAATACAATGATAGCAAAAATCACATTTTTGCTAGCAATAGTAATAAGTTTTTCATTTTTATTTTACATAGGAAGTAAAATATTATATTATTTCTTTTCACCATCAGAAACTCCATTTTTGATATATGGATTAAAAGATGGAACAGAAGGAGTAACTATTACACAATCTTTAGGACAAAAATCATCCGTCCCTATTTTACGCAGTAAAGATGAATATGAAGGAATAGAATTTACTTACTCATTTTGGATAAATGTGAATGCAACAGACTACAAAGAGTCAATTGATTTTAAGCATGTATTTAATAAAGGTTCTTCGCCAAATTCACAAGGCGAAGGAGGTACTGGATTATTTGGACCAAACAATTGTCCCGGTGTGTATTTATATAATGGAAAGAAAAATGTGAGCAATGATTTATTAGACAAATTTCCTCTTTTAGGAATGTTGGTACGTGTCAATGTATTTCATAACAATGAAAGTAATAAAAATGCTTATTATGATGACATATATGTAGATGGCATTCCTATAAAAAAATGGGTATGTGTAGTAATCAGAGTAACATCGCAAAATATTCTTGATATTTATATTAATGGTAATTTAACAAAACGTCATAAATTATCTAATATTATTAAGCAAAATTATGATAACTTATATGTAAATTATAATGGGGGCTTTGATGGTTCTATTTCTAATTTAAAATATTATAATTATGCTATAGGAACTTTTGAAATAAATTCAATAATGTATAAAGGACCAAATCTTACTGCAAGTAAGAAAAGTAATCTTAATAATTCTAAAGGTGATTATTTATCAGCAAACTGGTATTTTAATAACACTGATATAATATCATAAATCAATAAGATTAATTATGATTAACTAAAAACTTATTATATATTAATTATATTAATTAATAAGTTTTTATGTCGCTAAGATTAACTGCTTTACAAGACAATTATATTATTTTAACACAAAATAAGATAATAAGTAAAAATGAAGGAGCAAAAATTTTTATAAAAACACGTGTTGTTACACCCCAAAAGAATGAGCAACTATATAATCGCTTATATAATTCGCCCAATTATACAAATAATATAATATTAAGTTACAAATTTAGTACCTCCATAAATTGTTTATTAACGAAAAATAATATTAAAAACAATATGAAATTTCTTTTTACTGATAGTACTAATAAAAAAAATGGCAAAATATTATTTGTTAAAAATAATGATGTAGCTAACTACAAGTTAGATAGTAATTATTTAATATTTGCAACATTTAATGAGTTTAGCCAGATCGGAAAAAATAATTTGACTTTTCACTTAAATTATTATTTTAATAATATTAAAATAACTAATAACAATTTTAATAATAGTGGAACAAATAATTATAATTATGATTATTATAAAATAAATGTAAAAGACTATGTATTGAGAGATTATAGCTATAATTTTTTTGTTTCTAGTATAGGTAATGATATATGTTATAATAATTTAAACTTTAAAATAAGTGCTATATCGGAAGATTATTCCAATAATCTTTATATAGATATTTGTGCAACCAATTTTAATAGACTTTCTGATATTGCTAATATATCAAGATTGGTAAAATACAATAATAACTCCACCACTACTTATCCTATATATAACAATATATACAATAAATATTATGTTTATGATAAAAACATAAGTTATCATGTAATTCTAACTTGTGGCGGTAACACATTAACAATAAGCTTTGACACTTTTTTGATTAAGACAAATACTTTTGCAATAGCAAAAAACTCACAAAGCAAAATTTTGTTTGATACCACTAATAGTATATATTTTTTAAATGTGCAAGTTTCCACTCCATCAAAACCAATTGTTGAAAAATTAACCACACCACATATTGTTTATTTATCACTAGGAAATTTTAGAACAGGTCTTGTTCAAAGTGATATATATAATAATATAGCTTTAACACCTAATATGGAAAAAATATATTTTAAGGAAAATATAACTGCAAATGTCATAAAAAACCCGCTTAATGTAGCAAAAAAATACAATAATCTTATACCATACTTAGCTAACAACTATTTATATGATATTGAGTTGTCAGCAAATATACTTTTAAAAAGTGTTACTATTAATACTATTTATACAAATAGAAATAAAGTTTTTTCTGTTTATTTTAGTAATTTTTTTGACCTATCAAGTTTAAGAAATAATTATAATAATTTCAATAATCTTGCGTTTACTACTACGTTAAGCAACAATATTATTAGGCCTATTGTTAATTATTTTGATAGTTCTATTAATTATAATATTAATTCAATTAGTTTTGATGTATTGGATGTAACAAGGGAATATTTATATAGAACAAGTTCAAGCTTAAGCACAAAAAATTTATTAGATCCAAATTATTATTATAGTCTAACCAAACCTGCATTTTTAGATGTAAGATTTAATTATGACATTTACTTTTATGTAGATTTAAGTTTTGATATACTCTATAACTCATCAAATTCACTTAATAATGGAAAAATAAATAATTATGCCATAACATTTGCTTCTTTAATTTATACAACGCCAGCTCGCGATTTTACAGATGTTGAATGTATATATATATACCATAATCCAGACACAGAGACAGATCCATCTTTTAGATATCCATATAATAATATTGAAATTATTAGGGAACCAAGTGATAATGATACATTATTTAAGGCAATTGAACTGTTACCTAACACAAATAGAGGCAATTTGAATAGTGCAATTATTCCCGAAAAAAATGGTAGTAATTTATCAAGAAAAATGATACAAGGACTTATTGGTATGAATAATATTCCAAAGCTATTATCAATTAAACCATATGATCCAAACATTTTAGTTGGTCGTGGTTTTATTAATCAATACCAAATAGATGATAAATGTTTAACTAGTCAAGAAGATATAATAAAAAATAAAATAAATGCAAATAAACATAGTTCAGCAAAAGATAGTCAAAATTTTACAAATAAGCAATTAGAAAATCAGAGGTTTGCCGATATAGTTAGATCAAGTGCGCGAAATAGGCTATCACAACAATGTATTACTAATTTGAGAAGTGGAGAAATTAAAACTCTGGAACCAAATTATACAAAATTAGTTCCTTATACACCCCGTTTTAAAATATTTAAAACAGGTAAAGGTCATTATTTATAGATTTCTTTTTTTTTGATTTCTTTTTTTATATAAAACTATAAATTTTTTTATATAAAACTATAAATTTTATTATATAAAACTATAAAATTTATTATATAAAACTATAAATTTTATTATATATTATGTGTGGAATCACTTTTATATATTCTAAGAATACAGAAAATGCAATAAAACATATTTTTAATAGTTTAGAATTAATACAAAATAGGGGGTATGACTCAATTGGAATATGTTATTATAATGACATAACATGTAGATTTGAAGTAATAAAAAAAGCATCAACATCAAAACACGATTGTTTTGATTTAGTTCAATTATTATATGAAACAAACGACTTACAACAACAACAACAATACAAGCAAAAATTGTTTTCTAAAATGGCACTTGGTCATACAAGATGGGCAACTCATGGTGGAAAGACTGATGCTAATGCACATCCACATATATCGCAAAATAAACAAATTATATTGGTTCACAATGGCATAATAAATAATTTTATGGAAATAAAAGAGTTTTTACAATCTAAACAATATAGTTTTTACGGTGATACTGATAGTGAAGTTATTGCGAATTTAATAGAATATTATATTATAGTTATGGAATGTAATATTGACGAAGCACTGAAAAATGCGTTAAGTCAGCTAGAAGGAACATGGGCTCTAGTAATTATTTATACTAAACAATTAGATACGTATTATGTTACAAGAAAAGGTTCGCCATTATTATTAGGTTATAACAATAATTTAATAATATGTACATCAGAAACAAATGGCTTTGCCGGTTTAGTAAGCGACTATATTCCAATAAAAGATAATAATATTATTAAAATAAGTAATGCCACTATTACTTCAACTAACATTAATAATGATAATAGTTTTTGCGAACCAAATGATTATAGTGTTAAAAAAGTATGTTATGAAAATATAGCACTTGAAAACAAAGGATTTTATAGTCATTGGATGATTAAAGAAATAATGGAACAACCAGAAACAATACAAAAAGCATATAATTATGGTGGTCGTATTACTAACAATATTATCAAATTTGGTGGATTAATTAATATAAGCAATATTATGAAATATATAGAATTTGTTTTCATAATTGGTTGTGGAACAAGTTATAATGCTGCGTTGATTGGTGAGCTTTATTTCAATGAAATAAAGCAGTTTGTATGTGTTAAGAGCATAAATGCATGTGAGTTTAATGATAATATTTTACCAAATATTAAAAATTATTCAACAACTTTATGTGTTTTTTTATCACAATCAGGCGAAACAATGGACGTGTATAATTGTTTAAAGATTTGTAAAGCTAAGAAGTGCATAACTATGGGTATAATTAATAAGGTTGATTCATTAATAGCGAGAGAAGTGGATTGTGGTATATATATAAATGCGGGTACAGAAATAAGTGTTGCTTCAACAAAATCATTTACCAGCATGTTAATTGTTCTAAGTTTATTTAGTATGTGGTTTATTAATAATGATTATTATAATAATATTAAAAAATTAGATGCTATTAGAATTCTACCTAATAGTGTTAGGCAACTATTATATGATATTGATTTTATGAATAAAATTAATATGCTAAAAGACCACATTATTACTAATAATATAACCAATATTTTTATACTAGGCAAAGACAAATTATATCCAATAGCATGTGAAGGTGCTTTAAAAATAAAGGAAGTTTGCTATATTCATTGTGAAGGATTTAGTGCTAGTTCGTTAAAACATGGACCATTTGCATTACTAGACATGAGTAATTTAACACTATTACTAATTGATTATAATAATAGTAAGGATTATAACAATTTAAAATCTACTTATTATGAAATAAGAGGGAGAGAAACCAACTTATTTATTATAACAAATTCTCAAAATGTTGTAAATGAATTAAAATTAAAACATAATGAATATATTTTATTAATAAATCTAGACTATTATAATGAAATTTTATATATTATAACTTTACAAAAATTAGCATATGAACTATCAATAAGTAAAAATATTAATCCTGATAAACCACGTAACTTGGCTAAAGTTGTTTCTGTTGAATAGTTTATCTATAGTTTTTATTTAATAACCAACGTGGTTTTACATCTCTCTTTACTATTGTGGTAGTTTTTTTTGCCAATATGCTAGACTGTTCAAATACGTTTTGTGTATAATAAGTGTTACTATTATCACTTAACAAAGTTTGAAATTGATGTATATCTATAATATATTCATTTTGTTTAATATTGGATACTTTATTTGCATCATTACTATTTGCATCATTATTATTTGCATCATTACTATTTGCATCATTATTAACAATAGTATAATTTAAATTAGTTATAGTATTTAAGTTATCATATGTTTGTTTATTACTATATGCTAATGCCTCTCTATTACTTATTATTCTATTTGGACTATCATACAAATGTATTACACTTTTAGAATTGTAAGGTACAAATTGCTCTCTATTTATTATTAATGATTGTTGATTTGCTCTATCATATAGTAGATTGTCTTCTAAACCCCATCCCCAATTATTTGGAAATCCATTACATGTTTCAAAATCCTCTCCATTCATAGAAACAATCCCTCCTAAAGTAAATGTGAATCCATAAAAATGTTTTACTGTTCCTTTTTGCGTTATATAATTAAACATGTTTTTTTTACACGGTAATGTATCAATATCATTAAATACAAAAGTAATATTTTTGTAATCGTGGGGATATTTTTCTTTCATTACTAAAAAACCGATGTTTTTTGTAGCCCCGCGATTAAACAATCTATTGTCTTTTTGGTGACTATAATATATTTCATAGTCATTTTTTTCATAGTCTTCCATAATATATTTCATGTATATAGAAAAATGTTGTTTTTCATTTAAACGATCCCTATAAGGAACAATAAAAATTAGTTTTGGAATATTTGACATTTTATTATACTATATATATTATAATAAAATTGAAATTCTTTTTTATTACTTTTTAAATTTAAAGTAAAGTTATTAAATAGTATATTCAATAATATGGCAACTTTTAAATGTTTCAAATGCTATGACTATAATGTAATAGAAGAAACTGCAAAAGGAAATCCTTATAAAGATAATAAAAAGTTTGTTATTCAAGCTTTTGGAATCAGTTCTTCAAATAAAACTGCTTCAATATTTATTGAGAATTTCTATCCATTTTTCTACATCAAAGTTAATGAAGACTGGGATGAACAACGTAAAAATGAGTTTATGGGGCATTTAAAAAAAGTGGTTGGAAATTATTATGAAGATTCAATTATTCAATGTAAACTTGTAAAAAGGCACAAATTATATGGATTTGATAATAAGAAATTACATAATTTTGTTAAAATCTCATTTACAAATAGCGGTGCTTATAACAAATTAAAAAAAATATTTTATGATGACAAAACAAGTAAATCAGGACAATTTGAAAGAACATTAAAGCCTGACGGATATAAATATGAGGATGATAATGGAGTCACACATTGTTATTTATATGAAGCAGACATACCACCATTGTTAAAATTCTTTCATGAAAAACAAATTAGCCCAAGTGGCTGGATAAAAATGGCTTCAAATAAAGTTCGAACCATCAATAATAAAACAACAAATTGTAGTTATGAATATAGTATTAATTATGAAGATATTCAAAATTACAAAGAAAAAGAGACTTTGGTAAAATACAATATATGCAGTTTTGATATTGAAGCCAGTAGCAGTCATGGTGATTTTCCCATTCCAATTAAAAATTATAAAAAATTGGCCTTAAACATACTTGAAAATTATAATTCCAGTTCATGCGAGTTCAAAGAAAATTATGACTTTAATAATTTAAAACAAGAAATTTTAAGTGCATTTGATTTACCTAATTATGCCAATACCAATGCCAATGAAAAATTATGTTATATACAAAAAGTATATCCAAAAAATACTAATATTAGTCTAGTTGAACTTGAAAGTATAATAGCAAAATTAGAATCCTATATTCCTGCAAAGTGTAATAGCATAATTAATTGTGATGAAATTTTAGAGTCTAGTGATTCTGAGTCTGAGTGTGAGTGTGAGTGTGAAAATAGTGATGATGAATTGATTAATGAAACAAGCAATCAAAGTAGTGATCAAAGTAGTGATATGGCAATAAATCAAGCAATCTATAATAAGCGTAAACCCAAAAAAGTAAAAGACTATAAAAAAAATGTATCATTGTTAGAATTAATTAAGGATAAAGAATGCGACTACAATATAAAGTTAGTAAAACTTACTGAAGCATTTGCAGCTATTAACTTACCCGAATTAGAAGGAGACATTATTACGTTTATTGGTTTGAGTTTTATAAATTATACAGAAGAAAAACCATATAAACGTATTATTATTGTCAAGGGTGGTTGCAAAATTCCTGATAAATATTTATTGTGGGTACAAGAAAATAATGTTATTGTATTAGAGCGCGCAAGTGAAAAAGAAGTCTTGTTAACATTCACAAAACTCATAAATAGTGAAAACCCTCATATTATTACGGGTTATAATATTACTGGATTTGACTTTGAATTTATGTACAAACGGTCAAAAGAGCTAAAATGTGTTGATGAATTTCTTAAACTTTCGCGAAATAAAAATGAAGTTTGTATATCAAAAGATTGGCGTTCCGAATATAGAGATAAATTGGCAAAAAAAACAACAAATAACCATGAAAATAACCATGCAAAAGATTATAATGATATTGAAACAAATAAAATTGTATTAGCTAGTGGTGAATATAATTTAAAATTTATAAAAATGCCAGGACGCATTATTATAGACATGTGTGTTATCTTTCGCAAAGAATTTACACTAAGTTCTAATAAATTAGACTTTACATCAAGTTATTTTATTAGCGACGTTATTACAAAAGTAACTTGCAACACTAGTAACAATACTACCAAAATATATAGCAAAAATCTTACAGGTATTAGTGCTGGAAGCACTATCAAATTTGATGAATTAGGATTCAGCAATAATTTGTATAAAAAAGGCAAAAAATTTGAAGTAATTGAAATTAATAAAAGCGAACACTGGTTTGTAATTGATGGACTAGAAGAACTTGATTTAACTAATTATAAATATAATTGGGGTTTGGCAAAAGATGATGTAACTCCACAAGAAATATTTAAACTAGCAAATGGTTCTGATTATGATCGATGGACTGTTGGTAAATATTGTCTTGCTGATTGTGACAATGTTATTTGGTTATTATTAAAAGTAGATGTAATAACAGATAAAGTAGAAATGTCCAATTTGTGTGATGTTCCACTCAGTTACTTATTATTGCGTGGTCAAGGTATTAAATTACAAAGCTATGTTTCTAAAAAATGTGGAGAAAAAAACACGTTAATGCCGGTTATTAGCAAACAAAAAACGGGTGGTGGATATGAAGGTGCTCATGTTTTTAAGCCAAAAACAGGTATTTATTTAGATGAACCAGTTGCTTGTGTTGACTATAGTTCTCTTTATCCATCTTCTATTATATCTGAAAACTTGTCACATGATTCAAAGGTATGGACAAAAGAATATGACCTATATAATAATTTAATTAATGAAACAGGCGAAAAAAATGAAAAGGGAGACTATTGTTATGATAATTTATACGATTGTGGTTACACATATATAGATGTTAAATATGACACCTATAAATATATGCGACCTAGTCCAAAAGCAGCGGAAAAAAAAGTTATTATTGGTTATAAAATTTGTAGATTTGCTCAGTTTCCAGATAAATATGGAAAAGCTATTATGCCTGCTATTTTAGAGGAATTGTTAGCTGCTCGAAAAGCAACCCGAAAACTAATCTTGTTAGAAAACGATGATTTTATGAAAAATGTGCTAGATAAGCGACAGCTTAGTATTAAAGTTACTGCAAATTCTTTGTATGGTCAAATGGGTGCAATTACTAGTGCTTTTTATGAAGGAGATGTTGCTGCTTCAACAACTGCAATCGGTCGTAAATTATTATTTTATGGAAGGGCGATTATTGAAGAATGTTATAATGATATTTTGGTAACATTGGATAATGGAACAATTGTAAAAGCAAAAGCAGAATGTGTATATGGTGATACTGATTCGGTATTTTTCAAATTTAATTTGCGAGATCCAAATACTAATGAAAAAATTATTAATAATGAAGCACTTGCTTATACTATTGAATTAGCAAAAAAAGCAGGAAATTTAGCAAGCAAATTTCTTAAAAAACCGCACGATTTAGAATACGAAAAAACATTTTGGCCATGGATATTATTATCCAAAAAACGTTATGTTGGTATACTATATGAAGAAAATATAGAAAAAGGCAAATTAAAGTATATGGGTATAGTACTTAAACGAAGAGATAATGCACCATTGGTTAAAGACATTTATGGAACAATTGTAAATATTATTATGAAAGAAAAAAGTATTGTTAAGTCGATAAAATTTTTGAATGAGAGTCTTACTAAGTTAATTAGTGGTGATTATCCTATTGAAAAATTGTTGGTAACAAAATCTTTGCGGAGCTATTATAAAAACCCCAACCAAATAGCGCATAAAGTTTTAGCAGAACGAATTGGAATACGAGATAGTGGAAACAAACCAAGTTCAGGTGATAGAATGTATTATGCATATATTGTGAATTCAAATAAAAAAGCACTTCAAGGTGAAAAAATAGAAACTCCTAATTATATTAAGCAGGAAAAATTAAAATTAGATTATGGACACTATATTAGTAACCAAATAATGAAACCATTATTGCAACTTTATGCGTTAAATCTGGAAAATATGAGTGAATTTAAAAAAAAACGAGGTGTTACATTGCAGTCTTGGTATAATGAAATAGACAAGTTACAAAGTAAATGGCAAGAACCAGAAAAATATGAAAAAAAATTGGAAGAATTAAAATGCAAAGAAATCAAAAGTTTATTATTTGATAGCTATTTAAAAGAATGTAAATAAACTAAATATAGCAATAATGCAATAATGCAATAATGCAATAATGCAATAATGCAATAATGTAATAATGCAATAATGTAATAATGCAATAATGCAAAAATGCAATAATGTAATAATGCAATAATGCAAAAATGTAATATAGCAAATATTTTATTATAATAAAATATATTATATATATAAGATATATGGTTAATAAATTAACACACAAATTAATTTATAATTTTTCAAGTAAATTTAATAAAAACAAAACAAATAAAATTATTAAAAATATTAATACAAAAACAGATTTACATGCTATGTTATTGAAAAGTGATTATATACAAGATAAAAAGGCCACTTTCAAAAACATAATTGATGTTCAATCAAAAATTACAGATCAAAAAGAAAGTGGTCGGTGTTGGATTTTTGCCTTTTTAAATATTATTCGTTATAAAATGATTAAAAAATACAAGTTGGCGCCTGATTTTGAGTTTTCGCAAAATTATTTGTTTTTTTTTGACAAATTAGAAAAAGCCAATTATTATCTTAGTTATGTTATTGATAATCATGATGTAAATGTAGAAACAATAATATCTAATGAAAAAGTAGTAAAATTAGTACATATACTTGACACTTTAACAGATGATGGTGGTCGTTGGAATGTATTTGTTAATTTAATTGAAAAATATGGTATTATTCCTAAAACAAATATGGATGATAATTTTCATAGTAAAAGCTCTGAACAATTAAAGCAGTTTTATAATGACTTTCTGCGTAAATGTGCACAAAAAATAAAAACTACACCAAAAAACGAGCTTATTAAAAATAAAACAAGTATATTAAATGCTATGTTATTAGAATGCTATAAAATTTTGGTTGTATTTTTAGGAGAACCTCCAACAAAAATAACCTGGGAATATTATCAAGAAAGCAAGAATAAAAGTATTACCAAGAAAGCCAAAATTTTCAGAAATATTAGCCCCCAAGACTTCTATAAAAAATATGTACCATATAATGCAAAGGATAAAATATGTCTAATAAATTATCCATGTAAAGAGGCTCCTTTTTATAAACAATATGATATTGAAATGTCATTTGATATTTTAGGAGAAAAAAGACGCGCAATGATAAATGTTCCTATTGATGTGTTAATTGATGCTACTAAAAAATCAATAGACAATAATGAAGCAGTGTGGGTTGGTCTTGATGTTGAAAAAAATATTTCACACGAAAATAGTTTTATGGATGGCGAAGCCTTTGATTATGATTCTGTGTTTGGATTTAATAATGCTATGGATAAATGTGATGCATTAAATTATAGGCAAACAGCACCTTCTCATGCTATGGTAATAAAAGGTTATAATTTTAATAACTCAAAAACAAATGGATTTCTTGTTGAAAATTCTTGGGGAGATAAATTATTTGAAAAAGACAATAATGTGGTTTATGATGGAAATTATTATATGTCCGAATCTTGGTTTAAAGATTATACATTTGAAATAATAGTGGATAAAAAATATGTACCAAAAAATATAGCAATGCTAACAAATAAAAAACCAATTATATTACCGTATTGGAGTCCGTTTGGTGCACTATTACAAAAAAAAACTAATTATAAGTAAGATAAAATAGCGTTTAATATAATTAAATATTATATAAAAATTAATAGTTAATTATATTATTGTTTTTAAATTGTAATGCTTCGTTTATTATTAAATTTAAAAGAAAATAAAAATTTTACTATTGCTAATAGTGCTAATAGTGCTAATAGTGATAATAATAAAAATAGTAAAGAATTACTATCTACTATTTTAGCTAATAAAGATAACAATTTACATACAGTGTTTTGTTTTTATGATTTAAATAAAGGTGTTTTCTCTTGTAATAAACACAATAACCAAAATAACCAAAATAACCAAAATAACCAAAATAACCAAAATAACCAAAATAACCATATTTGTAAATTATATAATTTACAAAAACACTGTATGTATTGTAAAGCATGCAATAATAATAACAATTATTTATTGAATTTAAAGAAAATTGCATATTTAAAAAAAAATAATACTAACACGTTATGCATTTATTTACGTAAAAAATTTGATAAAATTAATAAATTAGAAAACTTATATATTACAGAAACAGAAAATTATAGAAATTATAAGGAGTCATTAAAATCCAATCCTACTATTTATTGTGAAGCAAAAAAAAAACTGGCCAACTATAATAAAAAGAAGAAAAAAATACATAATCAAATAGTCTTGGCAAAAAACAAATTATTAAATAATCGCTACAACTACATTATATTATTCAAAACTGTTCATGTATAAAACAAATATATTTGAATAGCTCTTCAACTTTAAAAAAATAATTAACATTTGACTCTTGATTAGTATAAGAAATAATATTTGAATCTGTTAATATATTATAACGACAATTAGGACATGTTTGGTGATTAATTAACCAGTCATTAATTGCTTTTGAATTAAATATGTGTTGACAACCATTAATTTTGGTTACTCTATTTTCGGGAAGAAATTCTTCATGTGTTATAGAGCAGGATTCATTTAAAGGTTCATTTATACTGCAATAAGTGCATTCTGTAATATTATTACTAATAATATTTTTTAGATTACGCAATGATAACTCTTCAAAATATTCCGTTGATAATTCTGCGCCTCTATTTGTGTTTGTTTCTACTGATTGCAGTGATGTATTATATCTCATTGAACGATAATTGTTCATCTGATAATAATAATCTAGATGTTCTTGCATATATCTTATGTTTATAGCTGTATTATTTAAATATTCAATACTAGAATTAACGCTTCTTATATAGTTATTTAAACAAGCCATTGAATTGTGTAGCATGGTTAGTTCAAAATTATTGTTAAAATTGGAGGAGTTCATATATTCATTATATGTAATGAAATATATTTAAATATATATTTAATTATATATTTAAATATGCAATAATGAACAAAAAAATTTATAATTCGATGACATGTAATAAATATAATACTAAATATAATAAATATAGTAATAAAGGACTTACTGGATTATGTAATTTAGGTAATACATGCTATATTAATGCTTGTATGCAAATTTTATCACATTGTTATGAACTAAATGAGATTCTTGAAAATGTGGATGCAAAGTGTGTGGATGCAAAGTGTGTTGATAAAATGTTAATACTGCGTGAATGGAAACAATTAAAAGACTTAATGTGGACTACTAATTGTACTATTAGTCCAAATAGATTTATAAGTACTATACAATATATAGCAGAACAAAAACAACGTGAATTATTTACGGGATATGCTCAAAATGATTTGCCAGAATTTTTAATGTTTTTTTTTGATTGTTTACACGAGGGTATGGAGCGTAAAGTAGATATTAATATAATTGGAAAATCAAAAAATAATATAGACGAATTAGCTAATAAATGCTATGCTATGATTAAAAATAATTATTCAAATAGTTACTCGGAAATATTAGAACTATTTTTTGGAATACATGTATCATTAATAACATCTAACAATATAGAAAATAGTATTTATAGTATTACACCAGAGACTTTTAGCATAATAAATTTACCAATACCAAGAAACAATGCGAATGCGAATGCTAATGCGAATGCCAATGTTAAAACTTGTACTATTTATGATTGCTTTGATTTATATACACATTATGAATTATTGGAAAATGAAAATTCTTGGTTTAATGAAACTACAAAAAAAAAGGAAACCGTAAAAAAAAGTATTAAATTTTGGAGTTTACCAACTATATTAATAGTTGATTTTAAACGTTTTGATAATCAAAATCGTAAACTAAATAATATTATAGAAACTCCATTGCATGGATTAAATTTTAGCAAATATGTAATTGGATATAATAACAAAAGTTATATTTATGAATTGTTTGGAATTTGTAATCATAGTGGTAGTTCTTTGGGTGGACATTATACTTCATATGTTAAAAATGCGAATCAAAAGTGGTACTATTATAATGATACTAATGTAATTGAAATTGGTGAATCTGAATTAATTAGTGCAAAAGCTTATTGTTATTGTTATAGAAAAATAACATAACACTCATTAAAGACTAATATAAATGCTATAGATTATATAACATTATTTAATAATATTATATATTATTTATATATAATATTATGACATTATTTAATAATGTAACCGAAGATTTTTATAATAATTTAAACAATTTAGGCACAAATCCTTTTGTATTAGTTGTATTAATACTAATAATAATAGTATATTATATATTATTTTCTTTTTTGGGAAAATCATTTAATGGTGATGATGATGATTATGAACCATCGGGATCCTATTTTATATTAGAAGCGCTATTATGGGGATTGTTTATAATATTAATATTTGTAAATGGATTAGCTTATTTCTTTAATATTGATATTGTAACAGAAATTAAAAATATATTTTCACCAGAACCCGAAATTAGAGTTAAATCTACAATTAGCGGACCGGATATATGTATGAATTTTAGTGAAGTATATCATGTTCCGGGTAACAGATTTACTTATCATGATGCTAAAGCTGTTTGTAATGCTTTTGATGGTGAAATGGCTACATATGAACAATTAAATCAAGCACAAACAAAAGGCGCAAGCTGGTGTAGTTACGGATGGACAAAAGATCAACTTGGTTTATATCCAACAAGCCAAAGTGATTGGCGAAAGTTGCAAGAAAAAGAAGGTCATAAATATGATTGTGGATTACCTGGAATAAATGGTGGGTATGTTCCCAATCCACATACCAAATTAGGATCTAATTGTTATGGAGTAAAACCAAAACAAAGTGAATTGGAAAAACAATATATAGATAAAGATCTGTACCCCAAAACTAATAAAGAATTATTGTTTGAACAACGTGTCAAATATTGGAAAGATAGAATAAGCAATATTTTAATTAGTCCATTTAATAATAATAATTGGTTTAAAGTGTCTGTTTGATTTAAAATTGTTCTTTAATATTTCTAATATTTGCAAATATTAGAAATGTTATCTCCAAAGTCAACCATACCAATGGCAAATGTCGAAGCCAAGACCGTGCATAAATTTGATGAGAAGGAAATTCTAGAGGCAGAGGCTGAGGCGGAGGCCCTCGAGGCGGCGGCGGCGAGGGCGGCGGCTGAGGCGGAGGCACTGGCGGCTGAGGCGGCGAGGGAGGAGGCGCAGCAGAAGCAGAATGCCATCAAAGAGGCACGGGTAAATGTGGCAGCGGAACTGGCGCGAAGAATGAAGACAATACAGGCGAAGACGGCGGAGGCAGAGGAGGCAGCAACAGATGTGGTTCCAGTGGCAAAGAAGTTTGAATGGTCGAAGCAGAATGTTAAGTCTAATGCACGGTCGAATTTTGATGAGGAACTAAAGCAAGTATTGGACAGAAGACAAGCAAACAAGGCGGTGGCAGAGGGGGCAGCAACAGATGCAACCAATGTGGTTGAGAATGTAGTTCCGGTGCCAAAGAAGGTGGCGTTGCCGACGCAACATGTCTACCCTAATGTACCACAGGAAGTGCTTGCGGAACTAAAGCAAAAATTGAATGCAATGCGGGCAAATAAGACACGTGATCCTGTTTCTGGTTCAATGGCTTCTCAAATTTCAAGTAACAGACTAAGCAGGCAGAGATACAGACATAGACTAAGCAGAGATAGAGAAGGAGGCATTGTAACAAGAAAAAAATATAGAAGACGCAATAAAAGAAAAACAAAGCATTATAAGAAAAAAGCAAAACGTTACACCAAAAAACGTAATGGGCGTTATTAGGTTTTTTATATATTTTGATTATTTAGAAAATATTATATTTATAATATGCAAATATTATAAATATGGCTGATGATTTAGATATTACTGATAATTTAGATAGTGGACGACTTGGATCTCCTCCTCCTCCCCCCTCCGCGTCCTGTTAATGTGCCGGAACTATCTATATCTAAACACGAAAACCAGATAAAAAATGAAATAGATAAAGATAGTGGACGACT